AACAAATGATGTCCGTGTTAGAAGGATGGGATTTTGTTAAATTGGTATTTTTAATCAATGCCATTAATAATGGTGAAAAAGAATTTGAATCAATATTATGGAAATTAGATAATGAAAGATTTACCTATGCAATTGCCACTGTATTTGATACTGAAGTTCAGGAAAGCTGTGATTACTGTGGTGGTGATGGTGAGATTAGTTGTAGTGAATGTGATAGTTCAGGTGAAGTAGATTGTGATGAATGTGGGGGTGAAGGTCAAGACGACGAAGGTGAAACATGTTCAAATTGTGATGGTAGTGGTAGACTTGATTGTAATGAATGTGGGGGTAGCGGTCATGAAGATTGTTATGACTGTGGTGGCACAGGTGAACAACAAAAAAGCGACGCTTACGAATTAAAATTAGACTTTTATTTTAGTATTAATGAAGAATTAAAATCAGAAATTAGTAAACTTAACAGATATGACAAAATTGACTCTGACACAATCACAGATTATGAAGATACAAATGAAACTATATTAGTATACGCATCACCGATGGCAATAGAAGTTGAGACAAATGAAGAATTAGAATATAATACCGAATATTTTTATGAAATAGATACTGCTGGATGGGTTGGTAATACGGCTAGTAGCCCAAACTTTGATTTAGATTATTAAATTAAAAAGTTTCTAACCGACTGAGTGTCTTTTTTGAAGTCCTCTCTGAAATTCTTTGTAAACTCCTCATTTTCACAGTATACCTCAACATGTTCACTGAATACCCAATCCATACAAAGAAGAGCAATTAAATGGTTTTCTCTGTCCATAATTGGTAATGAAACCATAGATTGTGTTCCAAACTTTTTAATTAAAGCTCTTGTTGCAATATCAGGGATAAGTTCACAATCGTGAATAAATAATCCGTCCTCCATAGTTTGTTTAATCAACCAATTATAGTGACTTACAAACACATTTTGTATTTTTTCAGTTATTCTTTCAAGTCCATCAGAACATCTTTCATATGTTACAGACGCTTTCTGCATCGCTGATGATGTGTAAAAATTTCCACCATTATGAAACTGAATGACATATATTCTATCTGCGTTATATTTTCTTCTGATTTCTCTTAAAGTAGAGTGAACAATTTCATCTGTTTCAATTTGTTGAGAAAGTTTGTTTCTTGAGTTTTGTTTCGCTCTTTTTTCCTTCATCATATTGAAGAAACCCGCAGTTATTAATGCTATAACAATTGATGTGACTGAGGTAATAATTGTTGGTAATAGTTCCTTCACCTGTTCTTTCTTTAAAAATTTATTTAACTGATTTATAAATAGTTTAAAAAATAAAAAAGGGTTTAAATAACCCTTTTTTTAATGTGGTACCCCCGAAGGGATTCGAACCCCTGACCCACAGATTAGAAATCTGTTGCTCTATCCTACTGAGCTACGAAGGCAATTATTTGTCACAAATATAGACAAAATTTGGGACAACATCAAATTTTCTTGACAACGTATCTGTAACCTGAGTCAGAATTCAATTGAAGAATTGATTTAAATTCTTCAGCTTTATTCTCATCATCAAATTCTAAAATTTCATCCTGAGAATTTAAAATAATAACAGGTAATTCTTTCTTATCTACCTTAATATACTTAACAATACAATACATAATTAATAACCAAAATGTGTTCCACTATAATTATCCCATTCGTCATCAAACGAAAATTTTACTTTATCATATTTTTCAATAATAATAGATGATTTTTCTTCAATAAAGTTTGGGTTTGAAATAAACTCTTTCCATGTGTAAAAATCATGTAAACTTTCTAATACCTCCAAAGGAACTAATATAAGTTTATCATGTGTTAATCCTTTAACATCATCTCTATATTTTTCTGATATTTGTATTTTGTTTTCCGACATAACAATTTAAGTATAATAATACTTATTGCAAAATTCAATTTGTCTTAATAAATTTTTATTAATATATTTGTCATTATGAGTGGAATATTGGTGCTTAATTCAGATTACAGTCCATTAAATGTTACATCGTTTAATCGTGGATTTAATTTAGTATATAAAGGAAAAGCAGAGATTGTTAAATCATCTGACGAGCCAGTTGTATGTGGTATCGTAAAACTCGTTAGACCCGTTATTATTAGACTTTTAAACTACGTTTCAATCACTCGTAGACGAATTCGTGTTAATCGTCACAGAATCATGAAACGTGACCACAACGCTTGTGTTTATTGTGGTAGTAAAAAAGACCTCACAATAGACCATATCGTTCCTAAATCAAAAGGTGGTGGTAATACATGGGATAACCTAGTTACGTGTTGTATAACGTGTAATTCGAAGAAAGGAGACAAGTTATTGAGTGAGACTAATATGAAGTTAATGAAAAAACCCACAGAACCTACTATATTTTCGGATTCTGTGGGTCAATCTTTACAAAAAGTTTGGATTGATTTTCAAAAAAGTTTTTAGATGTCTTTTATGATTGAACTTTTTAATTTTTGTTCTAAAGACTTAATATCATCTTTAACGCCTTCGATATAATCGTGAAGATGTTGTCTAACACCTTGTTTGATTTGTTTATCGTCAAATTTAATTGATTGGGATACAATACCTTTTAATCCCGTTTGTTCACCATTATTTGTTTGTGAAGATGTTTCAATTGCTTTTGATATTGCCTCAGGGACATCATATTCATTTCTAAACATATCTTTAGCAGATACTTTATCTAATTCTGATTTAATACTTTTACCAAGTTCAGACGATGGTGAAACTTCCAATTTGCCTAAGATATATTCTATTGCTCTGTTTTTAAATTCAGATTCTTTTCCTTGAAAAACAACGTCAAATGATTTTTCAAATTCTGCATTGGTTGCTTCATTGATATTATTATTTCTAAATTTAGTTAACGTATCGAAGAATTTTCTATAATTTTGTTTGTTAAACTGTTCTGATAGGGTACTCAAAGATTTTTCATTCTTCTTTGATTTTAATTTGTTTTGAATAGTTTCTTTAATCATTTTACCTTCCTGAAATACTTTTAATTTAGTTTTCACTCTACTTTCTAAATCCGTTTTTAACCAATTTGAATTTTTTGAATTACACATTTGAATAGCCCTTTGAACTGTTTCACTTCTATCTGAAGATGATTTTAAAGCATTTCTTAAATTAACACATAAATTTCTGTTAGCACCTGCCGATAAAATTACTTCAGCACTTGAGTCCGCAGGTGTATCTGAAAGTCTAACGTTTTTAGTTCGTCCTTCTTCACTTCTACCACCTGAAACATATGGTGTAACTTCTTCACCACTATCCTTTAAAAACTTAGTAAATAAATCACTCTTCCTATCAACACGAGTAAGTTCGTCTCTCATCCAAACTTTATGTAACGACAATAATCTAACAATTGGATGCTGGTAAATTTGATGTTCTCCACTATCTTCATCCATCCAAACATCATTATCCCAGTCAATATCATTGGCATCAAAACCACAAAAATCAGATGGTACTAAATTACCATACCAACCTTTTTCACCTGACCATTCGATAAATTCTTTAGCCTTTTGATTTAATTTATCAACTCCTTCTCTTTTATATTTTTTTTCAAATAAATTACCTAAAGTCCAAGGCTCGCATTTTCTTTTTTCTGATTCAATTTGTTTTTCAAACCCAACATCAAGACCTTCACCAGTTTTTAACCAATTTTCGTTTTCATCTTTAATTTGTTTACCTAACGCTTGTAAAGCTGAGTTAGGTGAATTAAGTAAAAATTGAATAAACTCATTACCATATTCTTCCCAAGCGATTTTAATAGAATCAGCATCGTCTTGGATATTTGAAATAATATCTCTAATATTTTTTTGTTTGAAAAAACCAACACGAAAACTTTTTAACCATTTTCTGAATTTATTTGACCTATCAATAGTATTAATTGGAAATTCAACTTTTTTAGATAATTCAGTTTGTTGTTGTGGTGATAATTTTAAAAAATCTCCTTTGTTATCCTTCCAAGCCAGTTTTATACAATTATTTTTAAATGACATACCTTTTTTATTTTCAAGTTTGTCACTACCACATTTAAAATCCGGGCGATTTACTGACATCCAAGCTCTAAAAGCATCACCTTGAGCTTGGTCTTTTGGGTGGTCTAATGTTACATCAACCTTACCACTTTTTTCAGGAGTATCCTTTTTAGGTAATTCTTTTGTACTATCACCTTTTTTAGGTAATTCTTTTGTACTATCACCTTTTTTAGGCAATTCTTTTGTACCATCACCTTTTTTAGGTAATTCTTTTGTACCATCACCTTTTTTAGGTAATTCTTTTTCAATTAAAAGAGTATTTTTATTCATATATTCCATCAATATGACATTTCATATGTTTCACCATTTAAAACTAATTGAACTTTACTATCACTAATAACTTTAACAGAAGTAAAATCGGATATGTCATACCCATAATCAGTTTTAATTTTATCTATAATTTTAGTGTCGGTTGAAGTATTAATATCTCTAGGATATGTTGTTGGTATTATTTCATCTTCCTCAGTTTTTTTAGGTTCACCTTCAACTACTGACCAATATTCATTCTCTCCTTGTGTTACTTTTTTAATAATATTTTTTGTATTATCCATAAATGTAATAGTTAAAACATCATTATCAAATAATAAACTTTTGATATTTTTTTTAATGTTTGGGTCACTACCTGCAGAACCGGCATAATTTGCAATAATAAAATTTTGTAAATTTTTAGGTAAATCACTAAATGATTCTTTATAAGTTTCTTTCCATACATCTTTGTTTGAACCATATCTAAGCCTATCCCAGTTATACCAAACACCACCACCTAATAATGCAAGTCCTAATACTACTAACGCACCTTTCTTCCAACCTGATAAACCTTTCTTTAATTCGTCAACAGAGTCACCGGCCATACCCTCAAGTTCTTTCTTACCTTGTCTAAAAATTTTCATTCTTTCTAAGAATGATTTTTCATCACCACTTAACTCAATCATATAGTTAACCATTTCTTTTTGTGTTACACCAGCATTAATTATATCATCCTCAATTAGTTTTAAATCGGACATAGGAATTGGTTTTTTACCTAATTTTTTGGCTTGTAGTTCGTATAATTTATACATATTTTCAACCGAAGGAGTTGTAATTGATTTAGTTTTAAGTGAAGTTAATTCAGATGCTAATCTTTCTTTTAGATATTTTTTCATTTGTACTCCTAAATCAGTTGCGTCAATTAACTGATTTTGTAATTTCACATATTCCGTATATTTTTCAGGAGACATTCTACTAATATATTTATCATAAGTTAACCCTGGTTGAATTTCAGAATATGAACCATCAGCCCTTTTTGTAAATCTATTAATGATTTGATTTAAATCAGGATTTGATTTTATAAAAGTAGTTTCTACCAAATTTTTAATTCTATCATCATTACTTCTTATTAATGACGCTAACAATTTATCTTCTAATGTTGGTGACAGAGTTCCGGCTTTTAATTTTTGTAAGTTTTTAGCGAAAATTACGCTATCATCACCTAAAGCGGTTTTGAGTGTTTTTTCTAATGAAGGTATTTCTTTTTTTTCAAGTGACGTAAAAAGTTCGTCTGATGATTTATTAAAAAGTTTAGATAAATCGTCAATAAAAGATGAAGGTATTTTACCTTCAATCAACAACGGCAAACCACTAATTTCTCTAAATCTATTAATTTCTGATAAAATTTCTTTTTTCATTTTTTCTTTTTTTTATAAATATGTGTTAATTTGTAATTGGTTCATCAGAAATTTGTATTTCGTCTTCTAAATTTAAACTCTTTAAAAATTCTTCATCTAATTTTCTTAAATTTTCATTAAGTTTTTTCATTTCGTTTTCAACGTCAACTCCTTTTTTCCCACCCGAAATTACCTCATTAATAGCCTTTTTACATTCTATACCAAGACTACCTGATTCAAATTTTGTTTTAATTTGATTCATTGTTTGACTATCTAAAGAACTTAAAGTTTGTAAAATTTTATTTTGTTCTGTTTCATCAAAATACGAAAGGGCTAACTCCCAAAGTTTTTGTTCTTCTTCATTAATATTTTTACCTATTTTTTGACTAAAAATATCATTAATTTTTTTAACCAAAAATGTAACAGCAGGTGTTCCATAAACTAAAATATTAATTAAAGGATTAGATATTTTTCTAGCTATTGGTGCTTTAGCAGTTTTCTTAATACCATCCACCACATCTTTACTCGCCTTTTGAACAACGTCTTTATATTCTTCAGTACCAAGTTCTTTAATAACTCGTTGCTCTTGGGGTGTCATATTTTTTAACAAGTTATCAACTTGTGTTTTGGTTGAATTAGTAGGTAAAGATTTTAATTTTGATTCGACAGATTTGATGACTTCATCACCAAATTTTGCAGATTTTAATGCCGCCTTAACCGGACCTGATGCCATTAATAAAGGTAAAAAGACATACGCCAAGTCCATTTTAATTGCATCATTATCTTGAGCATCAACACTTTTCTTTAAAGAATATAAATTAAGAGCAGTATCGGCCGCTAACTCAAGAAATATTGTTGCCGAAGGTCCTAAACCTAAACCACCTGATAATATTGCAATCGCAACCATACCACCCAACTGTATATATAATCCGTATTCATTCCAAAACGCGCTTTCACAAGGTATTTTTGTTGAATCCCATTTCGCCATAAAAGATTGTCCTTTAGAATTTCTATAATATTTCCCAACAATTCTACCATTTTTATTTTTTTTGGTTCCATTCATTATTTCTTCGAAGAATGACACGACAGCCTCTTCGTCACAATTTTGAAGAGCGTAATCAATTGCTTCTTTAGTAAATAACTTATTAATTAATTCATTACTATATGCTTTATCTATTGTTTCTTTTTTATTTTTTTCTTCATATAAAACAATTAGTTCATCAAAAACCTCATCTTTAGTTTTTCCTTGTATATAAACTTTTATTTTTGTATTAGGTTCTGTCCAATAATTAAATTCATAACCCCCATAATCACCTGTTGTTTTATTATATTGTGTTAATGGTAATTCGGTTGGGAATTTTGAAAAATCAAAAATTTCAGCGTATTCTTTTTCTTGAATTTGTGACATTTCTCTTCTATGTTTTTCTTGATTTATAAACTTAGAAGCATCTGATTGTGGTTTATCTCGTTGAGCCGTTATATCAACTTTTGGTATTTTTGACTTAGGGTTATATCCACTTAAATCGGCGGTTAAATCTTTGTAAACATCATAAACTTTTTTACCTTTAAACATACCCTCGTTAAAAGTTGCATTTGCTGCTTTATTAATATAGGAATTACAAAACGCCCCACTTCTTTCTAATTGATTTTTTTGTGCTAATTTTGGGTAAGAGTTATTAAACCATTCTCTAAACGCATCACCCTCTGTTTTATTTTTAAAAATACATCCCGAAGCAACTGCCCTTTGTTCTGTTTTATTTTGTTGAGCACCTGTTTTTTGTTTTTGAAGTTCATCTAACAATTGACCTGATGTTTTTCCAAATAAATTTTGCATTTGAAAAGGGAATGCGGGTATTAATGTTGACTGAGGACCTGTTGGTTTAATACCGGCGTTTAATCCTTTAGATTTTCTATTCTCGTAATTTTTAAGAGATTTTACGTAAATATCATTTTCCAAAACTATAGACGCCGGAGTAGGATTTGGTTTATTGAATCCTTGTAAACCAAAATCAGGGCTTATTGCTCCATACCCTGCGTCTGAAAATCCTTTTTGAATTTTCATTAAATCAGGTAAAGTAGTCGCCCTTAATCCATTTAAATAAGTTTCCCATTCAGGTCCTGAAAGTGTATTATTTTTAGATAATTTTAAACCTTGTTGTAAAATAGTCGGCCAAGTGTATTGTTCAGTTATTAACTGAGTATTTTCATTCAGTGTCTTTGACGAGTCGTAATTCATCATTAACAATACTCTTTCTAATATTTCTTTTTGATTACTATTCATTACCAAATTTGATTTGCGGTACCTCGTTTAACACCCGAATCCCATTTTTCACCTTTCTTACCTAACATATTAGCCTTACCTCTGACAGTCGCATATAATTCATTCCAATTACTGCCTCTTTTATTCGTGTTAGATGTTCCACCTCCAGCAGCAGGAGCTGCTGCGTCTTGCTCACCTAATTCGTCTTTACTACCTTTTTTTCCATTATCAGTAGTTAATTTTTTAAGCAATGAAATTATGTAATCAACGTCGTGTATCATTATTACATAAATATAAGTTAACCAATAAAAAAAGTGGAGTTATTAGAATAAAAACGAAGGTGGTACTTTCTTTGGATTTGAACTATAGTATTCTTCCATAAATGATGTCAGTTCATCAGTATCAATTTCATATTCCTTTTCATCTGACGCTTCTTCATCAATTATAAGTTCGTCAGTATCTTCTTCATATATAATTGGGAAATCACTTGATTCGTAATCATAGTTTTCCAAAATGAAAAAACCGGACTTTTCAATAAAGTCCAGTTCAAATTCATGTTCTCTTATTTCATCATCACCATCTTCCTCTAATCTAAAACTAACCTGTAGTATTTCAGATTTTGGATTATAGTAATAATCAACTATTTCTTTGATGTTCATTTTACAAAAGTCTCTTAAACCAATTTAATGATTCACTGATATCTTCTTTAACTAACGGAGCTTTTGATTTTAGTTTGATACTTTCCTCAATTTCTTCCATAGAATATCCTTTAGTTCCACACTCACATGTTTCACCTTCTTTCATTTCACCACATTGTTCACATTGTTCTCCCTCTTTCATAGATGAACACTGTTCACACATTTCACCTTCATATAAACCATTACATTGTTCACAAACTTTTTTAAGTTTTCTATTAACTTCTTTGTTCGTATATTCTTTAACTTCACCCATATTAGATACTGTAATTCCTTTTTCATCTAACGCCAAATTTTCTACATTAAGTATCTGTTCTTTTGGTGTGTTAAATCCACGAGTAACATATCCATCATATTGACTTTTGTGTTTATCTTGTATTGATTCTTTTTCTTCTTTAGTAATATTCAAAAAAAATGCGTTTCTCATATATAATTGTTTTCTAGATAAATATATGGTTGATTGAATAATATTAATTTATTATATTTTACACATGGAAAAACCTTACCAACTATTACAACCAGTTTTTAAAGACCATCGTGGGTCTTTCACCCCAATTAAACTTTCTGACAAGTGGGTTCAATCAAATATTAGTATAAACGACGATATATTTGTATTTCGTGGATTACATTATCAAGATGAACCAATGGCTCAAACCAAATTAGTTTCCGTTATTCAAGGAAAGATTATTGATTTTGTTATTAACTTGGATAAAGACAGTGAGAACTTTGGTAAACTTGAAACATTTGTTTTGACCTCAGGTGAATCGGTATATGTTCCAAAAGGTTACGCTCACGGATTTTTAACACTTCAAAGTGGGACAATAGTTAACTACTTGGTTGATAATGATTATTCTAAAGAACACGAAGGATGTATTCAATGGGATACAATAGAAGAAGTGAAAGACATTATCACCAAATACATGAGAGGATTTAACTTTAAAATTAGGATTAGTGATAAAGACACAGAAGGAATCACATTAGAAGACTACAAAAACAAATGACAAAAGAAGAAGTAGAAGAATTAGCCGAAGGCGCAATTCTATTAGACGGATTTGATGAATGTATTACAGGTGTTGTTGAAGAGTTTGGTAATGGTATAAGAATACTTTATTCACGTGATAAAATACTTGAGTCATTACAAAAAGACATGTCTTATGAAGACGCTTTAGAATATTACTACTACAACATTGTTGGTGGACACTTCGGTGAAAGAAATCCTTTGTTTTTACTTTAGAAGTAATTTGCGTAAAATGAAATAATTTTTGGTGCGTATCTTCTTAAAGCAGAATTAATGTTTTCAACTGTCACTTCTTTATTTTCATCTTCAAGTATACTGATTACTCCGTTTACCATTTCACCTTGAGCCTTATCGGCCATATCAACTAATTCATCAAAGGCTTCGTTAGTATCACTATACTTGTGTTCATGAGCCAATCTTTCTTTACCCATATAAAGATATGGAGCCGCCGAAAACATATTAACAACACTAGCCTCTCTTAATTTATTTAGATATCTTTTTATAAACAACATGTTGAAATGTTTTACTAACATCGCATGTTGTGTTAAATCAGTTGATTTATTTTCCTGTATATTTTTTTTCATTTTTCGTTCTCTCATTTCATCAAACTCAGATTCATACATCCATTTATCTTCATCCAATAAATAAAGACTTGACCCATTGTCCCATTTAACAACATACTGAACAAATCCAGGTCCTTTTTGTACTCCTTTAACAGTTCCTCTATCACCAAACGATAGTTGAGGTTCACCTAAGAGTTCAATAATAACAATTCTATCATCAGGTTTAAGTTCAGGATTTAATTTCTTACTCATATATTTATAAATATAATGAAATATATAATTAAAGAATCTCAAAAGCAAATTATCCTTGAAGCAATAAATGATAGGATTAAAGAAGTTCAAGAAGATGGTGTTGAACTAACTAAAAAGATTGTTGAAGACACTAAATCACATGCTTCAATAAACTTAAAGATGATGCTTACATGGGGTGCCGCAATTGGAGGGTTTATGGGTCCAATCATGCAATGGTTAAATGGACAAGTACCTGAGTTAACAGAAAAAGATTCATCATTGATTGCAGCCGGTATTGCGTCAGTAATATTCTTTCAAGAAAGAAATTTTACCAAATCAATTATTGAAAAAATTAAAGAAGACGGACTTGAAGGTCCATTTAAATTGGGAGCAATTAAAGCCAATCAACTTAAAACTGTTTTAGCAGGTTTTTTAAAGAGTTTGAATTTATCAGCATTCAGTGTGACAAATATGTTAAGTTACGCATTCTTGGTTCCAATCATACCAATGATATATGATGCAGTTTCTGAGGGTATATGGGATATGAAAGATACTGAAATGTTAGTTAAATCATTATCAGCATTTGGATTAATAACAATTTCAGGTAATTTCTTAAAACGACTTATGGATTTAATCGTTGATAGGATTACTAAATAAAATCAATCTTTAATTCCAAATCAGACGTTCCTCTGAATATTCTGTGATAAGTTCCTTCAGGAATTAATAATACTTGTCCTTCAGTTAACTCTATAGGTAGTTGATTATCCATTTGAAATTTCCATCCATTACCCTGAACAACTTCAATCAATCTATCTTCTCTATCACGATGCCATTGTAGTTCACCACTATCAACATCGGATTTAAAAACTCTAATTTTTGAAGTTTCTGTTAATTTTCTATCTTTATACGGTTTCATATTACCAAAATCCTGTATAAGTTTTACCACCCCACAAATAACCAAAACGGTTTAAACGACATGCCCAATATCCGGCAGTTAATCTATCTTTTTTCTTAGAACACTGATGTCTTGCGGCAAATGATTTACGAGCTTTAGGGTTAGATACCTTAGCAGTTAAACCACCATGAACATCACCAAATGAAATCTTCTTAACTCTACCTGTTGACGGGTTCTTTACATAAACAACATATTTCTTTCCACCACCACTATTTCTTCTTGGTTTACCAAGTTCAACTTTCTTTCCATTATGTTCAGCTTCAGAAATAAATGATTCTTCCATCGGAGTATCCAAGAAAACAACTCTACCACTTGATAAAGTTACTTGTTTTCCAAAGTCAGATTCAACAAGTTCAACATCGTCTTCACTTAATTCTACCATTCCTTCAAAATATAACTCACGACCTTCATTAATAACATTAAAGAACTCTTCTGAACCAAATCTGAAGATGTTATCGTTTAGTGGTATATCATTTGTCACATGATAATTAAGATGTTCTGAAATAAGTGGTTTCTCCACTGATTCTGTAAGAACTTTTTTGATAAGTTTTTTGATATTCATTTTTTACTTCGTAATAAGAAATACAACCCAAATAACAATGCTGAAATACAGTAAAAAATTCCTGTGGTAATCCAATAA